TGAAGCGCAAGCGCTATATATATATACTCCCCAAAAAGAAATATTTCCTAAAGTCAAATAGGCTCTGAACAGCACTTATACGTACTGTGTTACACATCACATTGCTAAAACGAGAAATACGTTAAATTTCCTGCCTTATATATAGTAGGGGCTTAAGCTTTCTAGAAGCCCCGAATCGCCTCTGTCGAGGCCCCCTAGGCCGAGTACGTTATTACCCCTCATTTCGCTTAGGGCTCACTCGGGCGCCAAGCCCGACCAGTACTACTTAGTATTGGATAGTTCTGTCTTTTTACAAATAACATTGGGACAGGTATATCTTTACCCTGGTGGGTAAAAATCTAGCAACGCAGGTATAAAAAGCATTTTCATTTCGGCCCATATCAAAATTTTTTTTTATACGCCTTCGGCGCTACCTTTAAAGGAGATCCAATGGCAGATAACTCAGCCGACATCGCCAAGCGGTTAATCATTGGCTGTGTTGCCGAGGGTATGACTATTGAGGCCGCCTGTGGTCAGGCCGGCAAATCTTTAAAGACCTACGAGTATTACCGTCGCACAGATAAGATATTTACAGACAAGATAGACAGAACGCGCCTTGGTCTAAAAGACAAGGCTTTTGCCTCAACTGATGTTCACGACATAGACTTTGCTACCTTTCGCAAAAAGTACCTGCATCAGCATACCTTCGGTCATCAGCAAAACCTTATAGATGTAATTGAGGGACGCGAGCCATCCTGGCTCCACCCCTCTATGAAGTTTGAACCTGGTCTAAACCAGAACCGTATTTTGATTAACATCCCTCCCAACCACGCCAAGTCCATTACGGTCACCGTAGACTACGTAACGTGGAAGGTAGTCCAAAATCCCAACTTTAGAGTCTTGATAGTTTCCCAGACTCAGCAACTTGCAGCAGACTTCCTTTATGCTATCAAGCAAAGATTGACCCACCCAATGTATGCTGACTTACAAGCAGCCTACGCCGCTGGTGTTGGCTTTAACTCTAAGTCTGCTACTTGGACTGCAACCCGCGTTACCTTTGGTGATGAACTTCGTGAGTCATCTGAGAAGGATCCAAATATTGAGGCTGTCGGTATCGGCGGTCAGATCTACGGCAAGCGTGCCGATATGATTATTGTAGATGACGCCGTTACTCTTAAGAACGCTAACGAGTTTGAAAAGCAGATTCGCTGGTTAACGCAAGACGTACGGTCCCGTCTTAACCCCACAGGCAAACTTATTATTATTGGTACACGTGTAGCATCCGTTGATCTATACCGTGAGATACGTCAAGAAGACCGCTACCCAGGCGGTCAAGTACCTTGGACATATCTTGCTATGCCAGCCCTTTTGGAAACAAATGAAGATAAAGAAAAGTGGGTAACTCTATGGCCCAAATCCGACCAACCCTTTGAAGGACAAGTTGACACAGATAAAGATGAAAATGGGCTTTATCCTAGATGGAACGGCAAGCACCTATCTTCAGAGCGCCAAGCTATGGACGCACAGACGTGGGCTTTGGTCTATCAACAACAAGATGTCTCAGACAATGCAATCTTTGATCCTGTCACAGTACGCGGTTCCATTGACGGTATGCGTAAGGCTGGTAAGTTAATTGCAGGCAATCCTGGTCATCCGCGCGACCTTAACGGGTATAGTTTTATTTGCGGTATGGACCCTGCTATTGTTGGTGATACCGCTGTGGTTTGTTATGCAGTCGATCGCATTACTCATAAACGCTATATCGTTGATGCTTTCAAAATTACTCGACCTTCTCCTGCACAAATCAAGGGACTTATAATTGACTGGACTTCCCTTTACGGGCCGTCTGAGTGGATTGTAGAAAAGAACGCCTTTCAGGCTTTCCTTACGCAAGATGAAGAACTGCGTCGCCACCTAGCCTCACGTGGTGTAATACTTCGTGAGCACCATACTGGTTCTAATAAGTGGGACTCAGGCTTTGGTGTGGCATCTATGTCAACCCTGTTTGGTACTAAGCAAGCAGATGGTAAGCACCATAGAGATAACCTAATGCACCTGCCTTCAGATCAAACTGAGAACATTAAGGCTTTAATAGAGCAGTTAATTACCTGGTCACCTACTACTAAGGGTAAGACCGATATGGTAATGGCTTTGTGGTTTTGTGAGATCCGAGCACGTGAGATGCTCAATAACGGTCAGTACGCAAACCACCATATGAAAAACCCTTTCCTATCTAGACACGAGATGGGTAAGCGAGTAGTCATCAACATAGATGAGATGCTTGCTGAAAAAGAACGTCACTTTATCTAAGGAGAAATAAAATGGAAAGATTGACAGCCAAAGAAGCTAAACAAGCAGCCTACGGTAAGCAAAAAGTCATTTATGAAAAGAAAAAATTGATGAATAAAAGCGATGAGGGATACCAATACGGTACACCTAAAGAGAGAAAAACAAAATATTACAGCTCATCATCTGACCAATCAAAAGGCGATATGGTAGAAACGTTAAAGAAACTTGGCAAAGCAAAAGAAAAAAATGCGTCTAACAGAGAGGCTTATTTGGCAACTGAAAATCCTAAAGCAAAAGGAAAAAATTTCAGTAAAGCAACAATTTCAAATGTTGATCAAGAAGCCTACAATCGTGTAATGAAACGCGCCCAAGATTCGGGGCTATCGGCAAAAGATGCAAAAAAGGCCATTGATTCTGCCATCCGCACAACATCAGCTAACCTAAAGACTGACCTTTCTAAAACAGCGATGCGAGCAAAAATGCAAGAGTCAACAAAAAAGAAGAAAGCTAAAGATAAATTGTCAAGGGGTTACTAATGAAACCAGTAATGAAAGCAAAGCTTATGCCAAAGCCAAAGCCAAAGCCAACAGTAAAGCCTAAGAAGAAGGATAAATAATATGGCAATTACACCAAGTTACACAACTGAAGGCGAAAAAGGACACTACATTGAAAAAGGCGCAGTAACTACACCTCAGATAAATCCAGCAGCAGATGCTAAGTATGTAGCCGCTAAGGCTCAAGCATTAGCTGAGTCAAAGGTTGAATGGCCTACACAGGTCCAAGGAATTACAGACCCGCTTTAATAACTTAAGGACATAACTTTGTTATCTATAAAAGAGATCTCTGCTAAGACTGCCCGTCTGCAGACCAGATATGCCGGACGCGACTTGCGTATGCGTGAGGTTCTATCTGCACGTCAGGGTGATCTCTCAAAGGTATATCCTTCTATGTTCTCTGAGGACTACCCAAAGCCTCTTGTAGCAAATATGATTGACGTGGCAGCACGTGACCTAGCAGAAGCAATGGCACCACTACCATCATTTAACTGTTCTGCTAGTAATATGACAAGTGACTCAGCCCGAAAGGCTGCAGACTTACGTGCTCGTATTGCTAACTACTATGTTAATGACTCACAACTACAGATCCAAATGTACATAGGTGCAGATTGGTTTAACACCTACGGTATGCTTATCGGTAGAGTAGAGTTAGACTACGATAAAAAAGATCCAGTTATTACTTTGATTAACCCATTTGGTTCCTACCCAGAGATAGACCGTTTTGGTCGTTGTACCTCCTTGGTTCAAGTAGTAGGTATGGATGCTGCAACTATTGCATCAATGTACCCAGAGTTTGCAGATCAGATTGTTAGTAAGAACGCCTATTCACCTGGCAGTCCTTATATGTCATTGGTTCGATACCACGACGCAGAACAAGATGTAATCTTTCTTCCAGATCGCAAGGACCTAGTTATTGCACGCACACCTAATCCAGTAGGTAAATGCCTTGTACAAGTTGCAATGCGTTCATCTATTGATGGCGAGGCACGTGGTCAGTTTGACGACATCCTTTCAGTACAACTTGCACGTGCCAGATTTGCCGTGCTACAGATTCAGGCAGCCGAAAAGTCCATCCAAGCTCCTATCGCTATCCCACAGGATGTGCAAGAGTTGGCAATCGGCCCTGATTCAATTATGCGTTCTGCTAATCCGCAAGGAATTCGTCGCGTTCCACTAGACCTACCACCTGGTATCTTTGCAGAATCTGGTGTACTAGAGCGTGAACTACGTATCGGTGCTCGTTATCCTGAGTCTCGTTCAGGTAATATTGATGCAAGCGTTATAACAGGACGCGGTGTACAAGCCCTACAGGCTGGATTTGACTCACAGATTAAAGCAGCACAAGCACAGTTTGCTCGTTTGTTTACCGATCTTATTTCTATCTGCTTTGCAGTTGATGAGAAGGTCTTTGGTAATCGCACTAAAGAGATTCGTGGTATGGACGATGGTATGCCATACACACTCAAGTACCAACCTGCTAAGGCTATTGCCGGTGACTACACAGTAGATGTACGTTACGGAATTATGTCTGGTATGGACCCTAACCGTGCCATCATTGCATTACTGCAGATGCGCTCTGACAAGTTAGTCTCACGTGACTACGTACGTCGTGAGATGCCTGTTGAAATTAACGTTACTCAAGAAGAACAAAAGGTTGATATCGAAGAGATGCGCGATTCACTTCGCACAGCCGTTGCTCAGTACGCTCAGACTTTACCTGTCCTTACATCACAAGGACAAGATCCAATTCAGATCATTACCCGTATTGCCGAAGTTATTAAAGGCCGTCAAAAGGGTATGCAGATCGAAACTATTGTGGAGAAGGCGTTTGCGCCACAACCACAACCGCAGGCTCCGTTAGGTATGCCTGCCGAACTAGGTGCAGGTATGGCCCCCGCTTCTGCCTCGCAGCCAACTCCAGATCAAACTGGCGGTGCGGCCCCTGCTCCTGGTGGACAACAAGCACCTCAGGCAAGACCAGATATTGCATCACTGCTCGCCTCAATCGGCGGCGCGGCATAAAAGCAAGGGAGGTGAAAAATGAATAAAGGATCACAAGCACCAGCTCCAATGTCTAAGCCAGTTGAAGGCAGTAAGGCAGGAGATAAAGTAACAGGTGGCAAAGTAATGCAGCCATTCGCAGGAATGGCACGTCCAGGGAAGAAAGTTTCTAAGTAATATTATTCTGATGGGGGTGCTGGACGATGGACAATAATAAAGTACGTCGTCCAGTACGCTCTACAGATTTCTTAGTTATCTTGTCAGAGTTTATATTTAACATATCACAAGTTATAACAACATTTTTTGAATCACTTTTAGA